AAATTTATATTCAGCTTGTCCCTCTACTAAATCTAAATCTAGTTCTCCTACTTCCCAATAGTGAAGTCCTCTATTACCCCATTCTTGAAAAAGAATATTAAGAGATCTTCTTGCAGATTTAAGTTGATAACCTGCTACAGAATTTAATCCAATACGTTCGAAAGCATCTTCTATTATTTCATCAATAGCAAATGTTTTATCAAACGTTGTAGTGCCCGAGGTAGTATTAGCCATTTACTACGCTCCTGTAATTGTCATGGTAACGCTTCCGTCTGTGCCAGTGGTTTGTGTTAATGTTGCACAAACTCCGTTTTCAAACAAAATACCAGAACCAGGAATGTAAACTTCTAATCCTTCTGTCTCATATTTATAAGTCGCTTTTAAATTACCTGCACCTGCATCACTTGCATCAGCTACATCATGTAAAAGTAAAACAGAACCTGCTTCACCTCTACCTTGAATAGAAGTAACTCTGCTTCTAGCTCCTCTTAAAACAGAAGCTGCACCTGTAGTTTTATTTAGCGTTGTTTGATCTGAATCCATATTTTCTCCTTAAAATTAAGATGTGGGGCCGAAGCCCCACACTAATTAATTATTACGCTGCAAATGCAAATGCACCTG